GTTCGGGTCACAACCGAACGTGAGGTGGTCGTCCAAGCTGACGGCCTTGATGAGGCAGAGATCAAAGCAATGGTCGAAGTGGTGGCACTGACTGGTGGCACTGATGCAGAAGTTTTATGGGCAATGGAGGTAGGAAATGAGTAAAGTACCAGAGGGTTTTCAGGATTGGTCGTTGGACGAGAAGTCCGCCTATTGGGATAAGCAGCGCGAGAAGGATCGTGCGTGTCGCCAGAAGGGCATCGACAAGCTGTCGCAAGAGCAACGCGATGCAGTGAAGGAAGCTTATGATGCAATCAGCAGTGCGATGATGAGTCTGCATGAGTGTCAGGATTTGTGGATGTCTGATGTCAAGAAACTGGACGACAGCATGTGGCAACTGCGCCGCCTGTTTAATCTGGAGGTTAAAGATGACTGATGATCGTTTAATTCATGTCGATGAAGAGGTTCGGCGGACGATGCGCGAGTTCGGAGATGCGATATTCGAGGAGGTAACACAAGCGGAGATCGATGCGAAGTGGCGCGAGTATCAGAAGGTGAAAGCCTTTCAGAAAGAGGGGTTGAGTTATGTCCCAAAGTTTTAGCAGGGCGCATGGCAGCCCGCGTGATCGAGGTTCGGCGGACAGGTATTATGGTCGCAGCTTCGACCCGCACTGGTATCCAGAGGGGACAGGCAAAGGTTCGAGGATCGAGTTGCGAGATATGTCAGCCGATGAAATTGTTGCCTACACCAAGGGCTTTAATGAGGAAGAAGACAGAAAGGATTGGGGGGAAGGATAAATGGTTAGCAAAGAACAGTTGAAAGCGGCTCTGGAAATTCCGGAGATCGTACCACCGAAACACAGGGTGCAGGTTCGAGGGGATATTCAAACCCCAGCGCAGAGGGAGGTCAGAGAGCGGCTGAAACACATGAACCATATCGCAATGGGGTTTCAAAAGCATGGGTATAAGTACAACGGCGGGACAAGCTGGGAGGATAAATAGAATGGGTAAGGTCAAAGGTTGGATGATGGAGATGGAAGAAGACGCGCTCCATATGGACAAAGATTCGTGGATCGAGATCCACGGTGAATATTACTTGCCGATTTGGGAAGAGGCGCAGATGCAGAGGCTCGAGAACGATGCAGAGTAATTATGTACCAAACATTTCGGAATTCTTGGTGGGTGTAAAGACCGCTGACTATGACGAGGAAAAATATTTCTTGAGAAATACAGGAAGGTTCGAGGTGGCTTTTACTGTGCGGTTTACAAAAACCTACAAGGTAAGGGCTAAGACTAAGCACAGAGCGACAGAGCTTGCAAAAAACCGGCTAAGAAAAACAAATTTGAGTGTGAACACCAGACATAAAATGGTTGTTGAAACAGTGAAACACATGGTTACGAGGGGTATATAACAATGGGTTTTGAAGATGATCCAGCGGCGGTCAACGAGCCAGACATTGGTCGGGTTTTCCGACCGGCAACCGAAGTCATGTCGCGTATGGGTGGGGTTTCATCCCTGAATCAAGGGGATGCACCGCTAACCAAGTCACAAAAAGATGCAAAGCGCATCGCTGAGAATGTACGGTTCGGTACGTTCAGTCGAAAGGGGTAAGAAAATGTATATGAAAGAAGAAGCGTCAAAAGAAGAGGCAGAGGCCGGAAACAAACTAGAGGCTTTGCTCGATGATTTTAAAGAGTTGAACATTGACCCTGACACGGCTTCGTTTCTTCTCATCACCGCAGGCATGATGCTGATGCTGAACAGCAACAAGGACGACCCGCATTATGTAAGCTACTTGCTTTCCACCGCGATCATGAATGCTTCTGCACACGCATCAAACGAATTAATGAAAGCCGAAGAAAATGGGGGGACAAAACATTGAGTATGATCATAAAAGGTGATGGGTCTTGGCAGAAAAAGCTGGGCGCAGGACGATGCCCTAAGTGCGGGGCATCTGTTGAAACGCAGCTTGTGCCAAAAATTAAGAAGATCTGTAGCTCCTGTGGGCTACAGATCATTGACAGTAAGCCGCAGTCTGATAATATAACAGATAATACAATGCCATCTGAGTGGGAGCCAGACATGAACGAGACTAAGTTGATGCCTACAGAAGAGGACATAGCAGATAAGGAAGGCCAGATGGAGTGGTCTGTCGCTGTCCACTATGTCGAAGCTGCAATCCACAAATTTATTGTAGATATTCGGAAAGATCCGGCTACCCCGGATGTAGTGCTTGAGGAAGATTTACCAAATTTGAGGTTGGCATGGAACAGAATACTCAGGGGTTGAACAGGATAATAAGAATCCTTGACGAGGAGCTTGTGGAATTGCAGACTGCTGGCTTGTACAAAGAAGCAGAAAAGACACGCAAAAGATTAGAAGCGTATGTCAATATGCGATCCACTGCTCAACGTCTGATAAAGGAACTTCCTGATGACAACCGAAGATAACGATAACGTGGTTTATCTGCCCAAGAGAATAGAGATTAAGATGGACGCTGTCCCTCTGCTCTGTGAAATAGCGGGCAAAACACTGGAGGATGTCGTAATTCTTGGCACTGCTCAAGACGGCAGCATCAAGATGATCACATCTCAGGAAGATGTATCAGATATTTTATACTATCTTGAAACAGCAAAACACGCGCTTATGTCTGAGGGGTTAGACTACCCAGACGAAGAATAGGTGTATTGTGAGGGGCATATGCAATTCGACTTTAAAACCAAACCGTATGAGCATCAACTCGTTGCTCTTCAAAGGTCGTATGATAAGACCAACTACGGTTACTTCATGGAAATGGGGTGCGGGAAATCAAAGGTACTCATCGACAACTTGGCGTGGCTTCACGTTAACAAGGGGCTTGATACGGCAATCATCATCGCTCCGAAGGGTGTCTATAGAAACTGGCAGATATCAGAAATACCTGCTCATTTACCAGAGGACATTGAACACGAGGTTTATGTTTGGAATCCGAATCCAAACAAAGCCGAAGCTCAACGCCTCAAAGCTGGCATCGAGGAGCGTGGTAAGCTCCGCATCCTACTGGTCAACGTGGAAGGATTCGCAACTCAGAAGGTCAAGAAATTTGTGGATCTATTCGTTCGCGGAACGCCGTTCCTACTTGCGATTGATGAGTCAACAACTATTAAGAACCCAAAAGCCAAGAGGACTAAGGCTCTGGTGGCGCTTGGTAAGTCGGCATCGTTTCGCCGGATACTCACAGGGTCGCCAGTCACTAAGTCGCCAATGGATCTTTACTCGCAATGTGAATTTATGGACAAGCGACTGCTTGGATTCGACTCATATTTTTCTTTTCAAGGGCGGTATGCCATCACAAGAACTCAACGGATGGGCAGCCACAGCTTTCAGCAAATCGTGGGATATAGAAATCTTGACGAGCTTTCGAGCCGTCTTGAGACTTTTTCGTATCGTGTTACGAAGGAAGAAGCACTCGATCTTCCGGACAAAATATACACTACTAGAGAAGTATCTTTAACTGACGACCAACATCGGCACTATATGTCACTAAAGGAAGCGGCTATCGCAGTGCTTGAGGACGGAGAACTGGTATCGGCTCCAGCCGTGATGACCCAGTTGCTGCGCCTTCAGCAGGTGCTGTGCGGCCACTTGATGTCAGACGATGGTGAGCTAGTTGAGATACCTACGAACCGCCTGTCTGCCCTACTAGCGACGGTTGAGGAGATGGATGGTAAGGTTATCATCTGGTCTAGATTCCGGTACGACATAAAAGCTATTGTAGCTACTTTAGCTAAAACTTATGGGGCTGACTCTGTCGTGTCGTACTTCGGGGACACAACAGATGAACAACGTCAAAACGCTATAGCGTCATTCCAGTTTGGAGATGCGAGGTTCTTTGTTGCCAACCCACAGACCGCAGGTTATGGCTTGACTCTGACGGCTGCGACTAACGTGATTTACTACGCCAACGACTTTAATCTTGAGACAAGAATACAGTCCGAGGATCGATGTCATCGAATCGGTCAGAAGAAATCAGTAACCTACGTTGATTTGGTTACCCGAAACTCTATTGACGAGCATATTGTCAGGACGCTTCGGGCAAAGATTGATCTGTCTGCGAAGACTCTGGGTGAAGAAGCTCGGAAATGGTTGCAGGTTTCTCCCCGTTGAATCGGCGGTTAGCCGCGTTTTGTGCAGAATTTTTTGGTGCAGTGTGACGGTTAAAATGGTGAGGGTACTTGTGAACGTCATGAGTTTCGAGGCAAACATAAAGGAGTTGAACACCAAGCTTTCGTTGGAGGTCAGTAAGGGTACGAGATATAATACTATCGTCACTGCGGCGGGACAGAGTCTTAACATCGAAGTAATGAAAGACTCCGTTTTTATCGAGGGCTATAATATCAACTGGCCCCTGCTCGATAAAGGGTGTGTAAACATAACAACCTTGACCGATCAGGTACTCAGCAGCGAGAAGCTCCGATCTTTTGCCAGACGCAATATTATTATCTGGGCCGTCACTTATTTTTTTAGATCGTCTCATTTGGTACTTGACCCCCTAAGTGAATATAAGATAAGTTAACGTAGCACACAGAATATATGGAGGTAAATAGGTGGATACCACAAAGTGGAAATCAGTGGCAGTTTCTGTCACAGTTTATGAAGAGTTGCGGAACATGGCAGAAAAGAATGACCGCAGTTTAAGTAAACAAGTAGCGCATCTGGTTCGTATGGCAGCGATCGATGCGGAGCATTCAGAGTCTAGAAAAAGACACGCCGTAGCATAAAGCCTATTGACTACCCCGTACCTGCTAGTGTAGGTACGGGTCTCTAAACCCGAAGGGGTAAAACTTTAATGTGTAACCAAGGAGAAGTAGGATGAGCGATATTTTCTCGCTAATGGATGAGGCAGTCGAAGCCAACAAGTTCGACACTGTAAGCACTGAGGGGGCGTCTCGCCTATCAAACCTCATTAGAGAATCTCTGGATCTGGACAGCAAGATTGCTGATGCAGAGCAGTATCTAAAAGACCTCAAGTACAAGAAAAGAAAAGTTAACGAAGAGGACATCCCGGCTCTTATGCAAGAGATGGGAATGGACAGCATTACCGTTGATGGTAATAAGGTAGCCCTTCGTCAATTTGTTCACGCTCGTATCACGGAAGACAAGCGCGATGAAGCGTTCGCTTGGATCCGCTCGGTTGGCGAGGGTGACATTATCAAGAATGATGTAACAGTATCTTTCAGCAGCGGTCAGGATAATCTTGCTGGCGCTGTTGTTGATGACCTGCGTAATCAGGGGCTAGACCCAGCGCAGAAAACCCACGTTCACCCCCAGACCTTGAAGGCTTGGGTAAAGGGACGTATTGAATCTGGTAAAGAGATCGACTTTGATACCTTTGGTGTCTTTGTCGGAACCGAAGCAACGATAAAGAGGAACTAGAACGATGGCTGATACAGCAGTAGTTGAGAAGAAGTCCACCTCGGTGGTCAGTTTTATGGACGAAGCATTCGAGAATGCTGGTCAAGGTCTTGAGAATATTGGTGCGGAGGATATGCAGATTCCGTTTATGCGGATTGTGCAGCCACTGTCACCACAGCTAATGAAGAACGATGCAAAGTTCATCAAAGGCATTTCAGCAGGAGATATCTTCAACACTGTAACCGGAGAATTCTGGGAAGCAGATGAAGGGGTTGTGGTTATCCCGTGCGCCTACCAAATGAAGTATCTTGAATTCCAACTGCGTGAGAGCGGTGGCGGTTACATGGGTGAGATCGATCCGATGAGCCCAGACCTTCGTCGCACAGAGCGGGTTGGCTCTAACGAGATTCTTCCATCAGGTAATGAGTTGGTTCGCTCCGCTCAGTTCTTGTTGCTGACAGTTGATAAGGATGGTCGCACATCTGAACTGATCTGTGACATGAAGAAGACTCAGATGAAGATCGCAAAGCAGTGGAACACGCGCCGCGCCGGGATGCAGATCATGCACCCAACCAAGGGCTTGTTCAATCCACCAATCTGGATGACCGCTTGGCGCTTGAAGTCTGTTCAAGAGAGCAACGACAAAGGTTCGTGGTACAACTACGCTGTGTCTTCGGTCGATATCTCAGAAGTTCCTGAGTCGGCTGTGCTTCATGCAAAGAAACAGTATGAGAAATTCCAGAAAGGTGAGATCAAGACCTCTGGTGGAACAGCAGAAGAAATGAACACTGCTTCTTCTGAACCAAAGGACGATATCCCGTTCTAGTCTAAAAATTAGGGTGGGGGTGCATACGACTCCACCCTAGCTGCTGAATGGGGGCAGCAGAAAGGTTGTTCGGGGGGCTCATACCCCAACAACCACCCCCTGCCTTAAACCAATAAGGGGCACAGTTATGAACCAAGCAGAAAAGTTCATGGCTGCATTTACCGGATTTAGTGCAGCGCATGGACAGACACAGATATCAGATGAACGACGAGCCGGTAAGCAAAAAGCTAAGGCGAGAATCGTTAGGCAGCCGCTAACCTTAGACCTTATCAAGCATCATCTTGAGGGCAAGAATGGCGTAGGCTCTATACCAATTAACGAGGACAACCAGTGTAAGTTTGGCGCCCTCGACATTGATAAGTACCCACTAGATCTTGAGGCGCTTGATAAAAAGCTGCGTAAGATGGAGGTGCCTTGTGTTACCTGCCGCTCGAAGTCTGGCGGCGCACACATATTCTTTTTCTTTACAAAGTGGATCAGTGCAGGAGAGTTCCGTGATAAAGCTTCAGAGATTTCTGCCGTACTTGGTTATGGCGGCTGTGAGATTTTCCCAAAGCAAGAACAGATTCTTGTCGAGCGTGGCGATGTGGGTAACTTTATTAACCTGCCGTACTTTGATGAGGAACAAACTCTCCGCTACGCGATTAAAGAAGACGGAGAGCCAGCGTCCCTAGAGGAATTTCTTGAGCTTGTTGACAGGAGGAGTGTGGATCCGGATGCTTTTGTTGGTTTAACATTCGGTGAGCAGGTCGACGAGTTTAAGGATTGGGCCCCCTGTCTGAACTGTATGTTCGGACAGGGGATACCCGAAGGTACACGCAACACAGTTATGTTTGCCGCAGCCGTTGGTTGTAAGAAAGAGCAGCCAGAAAACTGGAAGGCTAGGCTCGAAGAGATTAACAACAAGTTTGCCAACCCGTCATTGCCAGCGTCTGAGATTGTAACGATCCAACAGCAGCATGAGAAGAAAGAGTATGGCTTCCCCTGTGATCAGGAGCCGCTCAAGTCTTATTGTAACAAGTCTCTTTGCAAGACAAAGAAGTTTGGTATCGGCAGTCACGTTTCCAATATTGATGTGACAGGTCTTTGCGTTGTGAAGTCTGAGCCTCCGGTATGGTTTTGTGATGTGGGTGGACAGCGCGTTGAGTTGGACACAGATGATCTTCAGACACCGCAGCGTTTCCAGAAGGCGTGTATGGAACAGATACACAAGATGCCACCAATGATGAAGATGGCTGATTGGCAGAACATTGTCGGCGCACTAATGGAAGATATGAGTGAGATCGAGGTTCCAGAAGAACTGACATACAAAGGACAGTTCATGGATCTGCTCGAGGCGTTCTGTGATGGGCGGGTGCAAGCGCAATCCGCTGAAGAGATAAGCCTTGGCAAGCCTTTCACAGAAGAAGGCTTGACCTACTTCAAGATCGAATCCCTAATGAAGTATTTACGAAACCAGAGATTTGATAACTACAGCCGTGGTCAGATTCAGGAACGTCTGAAGGAACTAAACAATGGCAACGCGGCTAACGGTAAGAAATATTTTCAAACCACAAAAAATGAAACCAAACAGTTGCGTGTGTGGTGGGTGCCTGCCTTTAACAGAGAGGTCCAAGTTCCGAGGATCGAGGTTCAAGGTGATGGGGTGCCGTTCTAATGTATGTAGCTTATTTTTTATGTGACACCTGTGGTCACCGTTGGAAAACTTATTATCGCAAGATAAAGCTATTAGAGCTTGGCGATACTTGTGACAACTGTATCGACCAGCTTCCCTATAAAGAGGATTTTCGGGGGTATGTTTCTGAGCCACACTTTTTTGAGAAGGTAGATTAAAATGGAAACAACTATCTTCGGACCCCCGGGTACAGGTAAGACAACCCGTCTTATTCAGATTGTTCAGGACGAGCTAACCAGTGGCACCAAGCCGCATGATATTGCGTTCGTATCTTTCTCTCGTAAAGCAGCAGAGGAAGCGCGTACTAGGGCTTCGGTTAAGCTAAACATGAATGCGGATCAGATGGTTTGGTTTCGCACTCTTCATTCGTTTGCTTATCAATGTCTTGGATTAAGTAAAGACAGGGTCCTTCGGGGACCTGATTATTCGCGTATAGGTGAGTTGTTGGGTCTTGAGTTTACCGCGAACTCTTCAGTGTCAATGCAGGACGGTGTTTTGTTTAGCCCGGGAAGAAGCGGCGATGCGTACTTGTCTATGATTCAGATGGCTAGAGTTACTGGTTGTACTCTTGAGGAGCAGTTCTCAAAAACAGCAGACCAGAGGCTTCATTTCCAGCAGCTAAAGCTAGTGGATCAGGTGTTTAGGGATTACAAGAAAGAAACAAACAAGGTCGACTTTGTGGACATGATCGAGGACTTTATCACCCAAGGTTACTGTCCCGAGTTTGATGTTCTGATTGTGGATGAGGCACAAGATCTGGTTCCTTTGCAGTGGCGCATGATTCACGAGGTTATAAAGCCTAGATCAAAGCGCATCTATTATGCGGGCGATGATGACCAGTGCATTTACTCTTGGATGGGGGTGGATGTGAAGGATTTTCTGAACGCATCGGACAATAAAATCATATTGGATAAGTCATATCGTTTGCCTATATCAGTGCATAATATGGCGGATTCTCTGGTAAAACAGCTAGCAACTAGACAAAAAAAGTTTTGGAAACCTACAGATGAAACTGGCTCCGTAGTGTGGCATCGTGATATCCTTGATGTGGACATAACAACCGGAGAGTGGCTAATCCTAGCCCGCACCAATTTCATTGCCAACAGAATCGCAACCACACTTAAAGAGCAAGGATTCCTGTTTTGGCGTGAAGGCTCCGGTTGGTCCATTTCCCCAAATGTTCTCACCGGAATCGAGGTATGGTTAAAGCTATGCAAGCAACAGCATCTGTCGGCACAAGAATTGAAAAAACTATCGCCCCTATTAACGGCTTCCGTCATTACGAAGTCTGGCAGACGAGCCCTCGCAAACTTAGATCCCGAACTAACCTACACGCTAACCGATATTCAAGACCAGTGCTCCCTATCCGCGACTGCGGAGACACCGTGGCACGAAGTGTTGAAAGTGTCGGAGAACGAGAGAATATACATTTCGTCAGTACGGCGTATGGGCGAGTCTATTTTGACGGGGACGCCGAGGATCAAGATATCGACGATCCACAAAGCAAAAGGTGGCGAGGCGGATAACGTCGCCCTTCTTTTAGATTCATCACGAGCATGCGCGAATAGCGAGGATCAGGACGCCGAGGTTCGGACGTTCTACGTTGGGCTTACTCGCGCCAAGAAATCGTTGCATATTATTGAACCTCAAACACAGTATGGATTTGCATTATGAAAACTAGAGAAGACTTCCTCAACAAGGCCGAAGAGTTAATTAACGGTCCGAGGGCCAAGGAGTATGGTCCTGCTAAGATGAACCACGAGCGGATCGCTGCCATCTGGAATGTGTTCTTGGAGAAGAAGCTGGTTCATGCAATTACGCCGGAAGATGTAGTGGCTTGTATGATTGGCCTCAAGCTGGCTAGACTTGCAGAGGACACAAGCAAGGACGACTCTTGGGTGGATATCATTGGCTATGCTGCGCTTGGTGGGGAGATAGCAAATGATGAAAGCTGACGGGCTGGATAAAGCCATTATTGGGGCAACTCATGACATTGCGACAGGACATTTTCGCTTGGTCTATGATGTTGATATGTGCATAGACATTCTTGCCAAGGACATGACCAGATCCGAGGCTATGGAGTTTTTAGAGTACAATACTTTTGGGGCATATGTGGGGCCAGACACACCTTTGTTTATGTTCAATAATTGGGAATCGTTGCTGGAGGAAGACAATGCGTGAGTATCAGATGAATCTACTGGACATCGATGTCAAGGAAGCCGCTCTCGGTTTTACTGACGAAGATGACTGGGCGCCGCCGTCTTCTTTCCCAGATCTTACAAACTGTGAGCGTATTTCAATTGACTTGGAAACATGCGACCCGAACCTCATGACGTTGGGGCCGGGCTGGTGCCGCAATGACGGATATGTCATCGGGTATGCTGTGGCTGCTGGGGATTTTGTAGGGTACTTTCCTGTACGCCACGAAGGTGGTAGCAACCTGCCAGAAAAGACAGTGGTCAACTGGCTAAAGAAACAGATGGCTACACCTAACATTGAGAAGGTCATGCACAATGCGTTGTATGATCTGGGCTGGATGCGTTGGGCAGGGATCGAGGTCCAAGGTCCGATTGTCGACACAATGATAGCCGCGCCTCTGATTAACGAGAACCGTCGGTTCTACAACTTGAACTCCTTGGCTAAAGAATATCTGGCCGAGAACAAGAATGAGAAGATGTTGCGGGCAGCGGCAGCAATGTATGGTGTCGATCCAAAGTCAGGTATGTGGAGATTACCAGCTAGGTTCGTTGGTAAGTACGCCGAGCAAGATGCGGCTGTTACCCTTCGCCTGTGGGATCGGCTACGTCCGGAGATCATTAAGGAAGAAGTATCCTCGATCTTTCAGCTAGAGACTGATCTACTACCAGTCCTGTTTGAGATGAAGACACGCGGTGTTCGGGTGGACATAGACAAGGCAGAGCAGGTTAAGAAAGATCTGAAGCAGCGTGAAGATCTTTTACTTAAAGAAATAAAGGAAGAGACTGGCATCTTCGTTGAGCCTTGGGTTGCGACATCGATAGCAAAGGCGTTCGACGCGATTGGCGTGTCGTATTCCCGGACAGAAAACTCGAAGGTTCCGTCCTTTACAAAACAGTTTCTGTCGAATCACACTCACCCAATAGCGCAGAAGATTGTAAAGCTTCGCGAGTTTAACAAAGCCAACACAACCTTTGTTGAGACGATTCTTCAGCATTCTCATAATGGACGTATTCATTGCGACTTCAATGCTCTTCGTTCTGATGATGGTGGTACTGTAACGGGTAGATTTTCCTCGAGCAACCCCAACCTACAGCAAATCCCTGCCAGAGATCCAGAAATCAAAGGCATGATCCGTGGGTTATTTATACCAGAAGAAGGCACCAAGTGGGGAAGTTTTGACTATGCTTCACAAGAACCACGCTGGCTTGCACATTACTGCGCTCAAGTCACAGGAGTTCACAGGCATCCACAGATTGACGATGTTGTGAACGCATACAAAGAAGGCAATGCTGACTTCCACCAGATGGTTGCTGACATGGCAGGCATTAGCCGCAAGGATGCGAAGACTGTTAACCTTGGTATCATGTACGGCATGGGGCGCAAGAAGCTAGCAGGGGTAATTGACATCAGCGAGGAAGAAGCAAAAGATCTTCTGGCGAAGTACCACGAGAACGTACCGTTTGTTAAGGGCATAGCTGACATGACCTCGAACCGTGCTTCAAGCGTCGGGAGTATTAGAACGTGGCTGGGGCGTAAGTGTCGCTTCGATATGTGGGAACCTAAGTCTTTCGGCTTCAACAAAGCTATGCGTCTTGAAGAAGCCATAAAAGAATATGGCGGCAGGGGGATGATTAGACGCGCCTTTACATATAAGGCTCTAAATAAATTGATCCAAGGTTCGAGTGCCGACCAAACAAAGAAAGCGATGGTTGATTGTTTTGCCGAGGGCCTAGTTCCGATGTTAACGGTTCACGATGAACTGTGCTTCAGTGTAGAATCAAAGGAACAGGCTGACCGTATCGTCGAAATCATGACAACATGCGTTCCGGATCTTAACGTGCCATTTGAAGTAGACGCCGAACTAGGCGACAATTGGGGGGAAGTAGGATGAACAACAAGCCAGTCCACTGTCCGCGCTGCGGAAATAAGTTACGCACTATTTATGTCCACGGGCATGAGCAGTGCTTTGAATGTAATCAAGTTATAGATGACTGCTGTCAGGGTGAAACATGTGATCCTGAAATGGAGAACAAAGATGTTTGAAGCTATGATACTAATTTGTTTGGTTTCATTACCCGGCGAGTGTACGGCACTAAAAGATTTACGAGGGCCATACGAAACGATGGGCCAGTGCAATGTACGGTCGTCTGAAATGGCGCAAAGTATAGAAGAAGATCCTAGGGTCAAGAACCTTTATACAGTAAACGGCGCGCGATGCGACAAAGTCCCCGGGATCAAGACTAAAACGTCAAATCTCAGCGACTTCGAGGTGTAATGCTACGGTCATCGATACTGAGGTCGACGAGAATCGATGTTTTTATTTAATGATTTCAGGCTTTTGCGAGATCGCGAATTCGCTTAACCAAACGCTTTGCGCGGTTCGGGACCTGATCATGCCACCTCGAATCGACCATTTCGTCGGCTGCGCGTTCCCAATCTCTGGCATCGACCCCAGCCTTCATGCCCTTGAACTTGGACAGTCGGGGGTAGCCGAGGTTAAAGCACATGTTGGCGATGACCAACTGAGCTTCTTCGGGTAGCTCGTCGAAGTCAGAGTACAGTCGACCGCAATCCTCAATCGTCACAGCGATGTCAAGGTTGAACCGCTGCCGGACACGCTCTTCTGATACGGGTGTGCCAACAGGCTGACCGTATTCTGGATCGTGCTCTTTGATGAGCGCTCCGATTCCGAAAGTTGGTAGGCCTAAATGATCTAGATATATTTCGTACTTGCAGCCTTCGTCTTCTGCAAGCTCTTCTCTTAGCTGATCTTTGTTCATTGCTGTCCTCGTAACCTTGCTGCCAATAGCTGGTCTTGTGGGTTAGGCAGTGTTATAGCATTAGCCATTGA